ATAGAAACTTACTACAATCCAGCTGCTTCTAAACCCCTGTAATTACGCTGTTTTCAGAGTGGTTAGAAGTGGATAAATGCCGAGAAATGTAGGCAACTTGTGCATTATTTCTACACTACTCCTACATCTATATTCCTACACAAAGTCAGCCTCCTCGTTGTGCTGAGTGCCTTTGTTGGTGCTCCCACTTCGGGGAGGCTTTTCTTTGTTTTTACAAGCTATTTTATTTTTTCGATTTCGTCTTTCAACCACTCAAATTCTCTCTGGGTATAAACCTTTTCAGTGATGTCAGAGATCTTGTGACCGACCATATATTTGATTGCGTACTCGTCAACGCCGTACTTCTTTGCCATCGTCACAAAGTGTTTGCGACCATCATGCGGTCTATGCTCGGGGTTCAAATTCAATTCATCTCGAATCATGCTGAAGCCTTTTTGGTATCGAGCATAAGTGAGTGCAGTGTTTTTGCTGCGAGCATTCGGATTAACATAGTTGAGCAGATACAGACTCCCAAGCTCCTGCGCCTCTTTATATTTTTGTTTGACCAAATGACGGATCTTCGAGTGAATTGGAACGACACGATCGGTACCGGCATCAGTTTTGATACCGCCTCGGAAAGTCCAGTTTTCCAAATCTACATTTTTTAATTCAAGCAAACCAAGTTCTTGGGGACGCCAACCAGAATAGCACTGAATAAGCAGGACATCTACAAGCATTTTATCATCAGTGTGTTCCCAAAGCAAGTCCATCTCTTCTTCCGTAAAAGGAATATGCTCGTTCTTAACTGTGACGATTTCTTTGATTGTTTCCTCACTGAGGTTAAAAGTTCGCGAATAGTTCCGGTCAACAAGCTCGTACTCCAAGGCATAATCCAGCATCAAGTTAAACAAAGACTTAATCTGGTTCTTCATGGATGCACTTGGTGTCTTCTCTTCGCCTCGAACCTTCGATAAGCCTTCGTCCATACAACCTTTTACATGACGAGCGCGGACATCTTTGACTCGCATATCATACACGGCCGAGCAATACCCCCATGCTGAAGCTACTGAACGAGTGCTTTTAACTGTCTTCTCGTATTCAGCAAGCCATTTCTCGTAAAGTTCCTTCATAGTAATAGACGGTTCAAGGTCGTAAGGGTTCTTATTGTACTCGACGAGGGCGGCGTAGGCATCGTTGTATGTCGGAAAGTATGACTCCGGTTTAAGAGGCTTGCAGATAGGCCGTCCGTTCGAATCCTTTCCGACACTTATCATAGCTCGAAATGGGTTGCGGAGATTCCGATTCTTGATCTCACTGATCTGCCCGAAACCATTTGGCAGTCTACGGCGTTTGTTATTCTTATTCCGAGGTTTTCTCGGTTTTATATTTGGTTGCAATGGAAATCCACAGTGAGGACAAGAAATTGCTTTGTCGCTTACTTGTAATTCGCATTCAGGGCATTTCATCAACACTATTATCACCTTCCCCATTGATTTGCTATTAGTAATCATATATCATAAGTGTAGGAATGTCAACTCCTACATTCAAACTTTTTAATCAGAGAAAAGAGAAAGCATATATGATTAGTGATAACCAATCAATCTGCCCAAAGTGCGGAGGGCAGCTTAAATACTACGATCATGTTCAAAGATTGGTACGGACGAAATTCGGCAACAAAAAATGGGTAGCTATCAGAAGACTTCGGTGCTGTAAATGTCATGCAGTTCATCGGGAGCTTCCTGACTTTATATTTCCGTATAAACAGTATGAAGCAGATATTATTATCGGCGTGCTTGAAGGTCTTATTACTTGTGAGACTTTGGGTTTTGAAGATTATCCTTGTGAAATGACGATGATTCGCTGGCGCTTGTTTCCACCGAGGTTGTTTTTACTAAAAGCCGTTCCTAACCTAAAATAGCGGTTGAAAGGAGGCAAACGCCAATGGAAGAAATTATATTTGCATCAGGGTCGGTCCCGGTAGCTGTCGCGGCACGAGTATACGGGAAAGACGCATCCTGGATTAGAGCCGGTATCGTATCTGGGTGGTTACCAATCGGAAAAGCTACTCGGAGTGGAAAGCTCGTTACGAACTTAGAGGAAATGAACTCTAAGTATGGACGCATCAACTTTTATATTTCGCCTAAGCTCCTCTGGCAGGAGACCGGCTATATATGGAGGGGCGAACGCGTATGAGTACATTGATACGACCGGAACTTTCCGAGACTAATCGTTACTGGATCGAGAAACACCGCTATTACGAATTGAAGCATTTCTGCTTACAGTACCCATTGTGGCGTCATGCGTACAATTCGTTGATAGACTATCCGGGTTCATGGCCGCAATTAGTTCCGCCCTGTAAAACGAATGTAGTTAGTGATCCCGTTACCAAGCACATTGATGAGAGGCTATACTATGCCGATCGTATGAAGATGGTGGAACGGGTTGCAAAAGAAACGGACGAAGAGCTTTCGTGTTATATTTTGGAAGCTATAACGGAGGGTATTTCATACGACCATCTGAAAGCCAGAACCGGCATCCCATGTTGCAAGGATGTTTATTATGACTTGTACAGACGGTTTTTCTGGCTGCTTAGTAAGGAGAGACAGTAATGAAGATTGTAGATATTGCAGTGAAAAAAGTCTATCGCTTCAACTGCCCGAATTGCCAGAGTAGGCTTGAAGCCGACAGCAGTGAGCTGACAGACATCGGAGGTAAAGTAAGCAAGTTCTATTGCCCCGTATGCCGTAAAGACCGATATATAACCTGGTCTGACTTACGGAAGAAGATCGTCTACGAGGGTTCGCAAGAATAACAGCGTCCTTTATGGAGAAGTGAGAGCTGATGCACTATAGCATTGGCTCTTTCTTTTTTCTAACTTAGATTAAAACCCGGATGGAGGTGACAGGTATCTGTGTTAAATTAGTATCTGGAAAAATCCCCGGGTTGAAATTTTGAAAAACAATTCGAAAGGAGATCGTTATGGAAGTCATTTATGTAGTTGTCGGAATCTTGATTGGGTATGCCGTCTCATCTATTATTCGCCGAAAGCATCCTGTCGGTTTTCTGCGTATTGACAAGTCTGATCCGGACGGACCCTATCTTTTTCTGGAACTGAAAAAGAGCGTTAATGAAATTGTAACTCAACAAACTGTCCTATTGGAAGTGAAGCGTGAAGACTTTATTCCGCACAAATAACACTTCCTTTTATGGAACCCTATTAAAACGAAAGGAGAAACGAATATGGGTGAAGAAAACAGAAGTTTGTTGGAAGAGGAGATCAGAGCCGAAATTAAACGCTTGGGATCTCTCGAATCCGGAAGTCAGGAGCATACCACAGCAGTGGATAGCTTGACGAAGCTGTACAAACTGAAGCTCGAAGAGGACAAGAACACCTATGAGCGTCTGGACAAGATCGAGAATCGTGAAATCGATCAGGAATCCAAGACGGCTCAAATGGCAGAGTCTGTCAAAGATCGATACTTCAGATTTGGTATGGCTGCCGCTGAGCTGGTGCTGCCGTTGATGTTCTACGGCGTTTGGATGAGACGAGGTTTCAAGTTCGAACAGGACGGAACTTTCACCTCCCAGACATTCAGAGGTTTATTCAGTCGATTCAGACCGACTAAGAAATAAACCGGTTCCAAAAGCGGAGAGTTCGTGTGTATAACACGTTCTCTTCGTTTTTCTCCTTCTCCAAAATTACAAAGGCTATTATGAGAGATGTAAAAGTGCTTTTTATCTCTTGATAAACTAACTGTGGTCACTATAATTAGAAGTGCCACACAATATCAAGGAGGTAATTTGCAATGAGCTTTTTTAACGATGCGCAGAGAGACGGTTTACTTACTGGACGGTATATTTGCAGTGAATGCGGAGGACTTATGGAATTTGAAGACGAGTGGGAAGATACTTTAGTATGCCCTGCTTGCGGTCACTCCGTCGATTTAGAGCATTACGGTATGGAGAACGATGAAGAATATGATGCTCTATATCCGACCAGAGATCAGATCTGCGACGACTAATTAAGACTATTAGCAAAGGGGAAGGAGTCCTGACGAGGACTCTTTCTCTTTTCTTTTTATAGGTGATGGATATGCGATACCATTTTGACAAACCGGAAATTTACTTGACCTTGTATGGTGAGCGTTATATTTGTGAGCATCCGGTTTATAATAGCTGTACTCTCTACAGAATTGAAGAAAGAGGTTTAGCAGTAATTCAGCAACGATTTGACTCCGAGACGAAAAGCACATGGTGGAGCGAAGTTGACCCTTGGATTACTGATGCTTTATATTTGCATCCCGGTTTTCGAGAATACTTTGAAATGAGGGCTGGGGCTTGTACGGACGGACTATACCCTACTGTAACGGTTCGCCAAATTATGTGGGCATTAAAAATGAAGCCTATTCAGAAAGAACGATGGGAAACCGTATTCGATAGACGAGATATCTAAGCGCAAAAAACGCATCTCCCTTTATGAAAAGCCATTGAATTTTGAAGGGAGACATGGATTATGAAAACACTAAAGAACAAGCTATATGCTGTAGTATTACTTATTTGTGGGTACTTACCGGTACTTATCGACAAAGACGCAACAGCATTAGTATTCTTTGCATTTATCGCAATACCATTGTTCTTTGCAAAAGAAAACTGGATTTATTGAGGATTGAGCCGCCAACAACGGCTCTTTTCTTTTCGCCAAAATTACAACCCCTATTGTGGAAAACGATGCTATTTGAAAGGAGTAAAAGGAGCATGGACGAAATGAAAATTGGTTCTAAATTCACTACGAGCATTATCTCGAAATTGGCGAGTTTGGCAATCCGAAAGAAATTTGGTTATGATGTAAAACTGAATTTGAATGAGGTAAAAGCCACAGTCGTTGACGGAAAGACGCATGTTCATCTGGATATAGATGCCGATCTTGAGAAAGATGAACTTACTAAAATCCTGAAAAGTATTGGTTTGTAAAATCTGAAAGGAGCTGCTAACAACGGCTCTTTTCTTTTGCCGCGCGAAATTTACAAGTCTTATTATGAGAGACGGGTTAGCTCAGTTGGTAGAGCGCCACACTTCCGTGGAGGTCGTCGGTCCGAATCCGATACAGTCTCTCTTGCTTTTTATTTTCACATGAAAGGAGAAAAGACATGAGCATCGATCAGCTTGATTTAATCTTGTATGACATGTACCACATGGACGCTTGGTTACCGCCTCTGTTTGGTAAATGGACTGAAGATTATAAAAAAGCGAGTTACTCACAATGGGCTGTCGACGAGCTCAGGGATTTTATCGCCGAACAGATTTACCCTCGAAGAGAAGGGTCTATTGAAGAATTCTGTAAGCTCACGCATGAATTCATGATGAAGACAGCTGAGTATGCAAGGGTGAATCCAAACACAAGTCTTATGTTTCGATCTGCCAGTGAAATGGCAGCAAACATTTTAGATCTTCTAAGGGCTATGGAATAACAAAACATGAAAGGAGAAAAAGTATGAGCAAAAACCAAGCAATTCAAAAGATGCTGCATAAGTCAGGGCTTTGTATTAGGAAGTATTCTCCTGTGGCACTGTCTTGTGTGGCATCGGTCGGCGTTGTTGTAACGGCTGTTGCGGCTGTTAAGGCTACGCCGAAGGCAGTAAGCCTCATCTATGCTGATAGTAGAAAAAGGCATGACGGAGATTCTTACGCATATTCCAAAAAGGAGGCGGTTGCAGCGGCATGGAAGTGTTATATTCCGGCTGTGGCAATTGGAGCCTCTACCATCGCCTGTATTATGGGCGCGAACGCTTTGAATAGGCGGCAACAAGCGGCTCTTACCAGTGCCTATGCGCTTGTTCAGCAGTCTTACAAGGAATACAAGGACAAGTTGAAAGAGCTCTATGGTGAGGAGGCTCATAATGCCATCGTAGATTCTATCGCCAAAGAAAAGTGCAAGGACATCAGTATCTCTGCTAATGGAGGTTGGTACAATTCTTCCCTCGATTTTGGTGAAGGCATGGAACCAGAAGTCTCCCGCACTTTCTACGATAGCTTTTCACAAAGATATTTTGAATCAACCATTGAAAAGGTCATTCAGGCTGAGTACCATCTGAACCGCAATTTCATGTTTGCAGGTGTTATTCCTCTTAATGATTTTTATGAGTTTCTTGGACTTGAAAAGACGGAACTTGGAGATGCCGTAGGATGGTCAAGCTGTAATGGTGATATTTATTGGATCGACTTCAACCATCACCGACTCACTTTGGATGACGGCATGGAGATCTATGTCATTGACATGGTTTTTGAGCCGACAGCCGAGTGGATGGAAGATCGGTAAGTTCGCAAAAAATACATTTCACTTTATGAAAACGAAAAGGAGGTTTCGCTTTATGAATAATGCAAAATTGATTAAAATCCTGGGTCTTGTCGCTACTACAGTGGGTATGGGAGCTACACTCCTCACTGACTGGGTAAATGAGAAGAAAATGGAAGAGAAAATCGACGAACGCATCAATGAGAAGCTTGCCGCACTTAGCGATGAAGAAGACGAGGAGTCCTAACAAGGGCTCTTCCTCTTTATCTGAACAATATGTGTGATGCAAGCACGGCTGTTTCGATTATTCAACGATATGTTGATGAGCATCTGTTCAGTCCATCCTTCACATGGCCAAAGTATGAATTCAGAAAAAGGTCATATCAGCAATGGGCTGCATATGAAATCTGTGATCGGCTCTTGGATAAGCCTTTCGATGATCCAATCACCGTCATCGAAAACTTCATGTTCGAAATGGCTATGTATGCTTGTTACGGCGAGGATGAGCAGCGTAGCTTTATATTTCAGAATGCGGTCGAAACAGCTGAAGAATTAAGTCTACTATTTGTTTAACCGAAAGGAGAAAATCATGCCTAAACAAAGTTTAGCAAGCATTGCCAAAGGTGTACGGACGGCAATGAAAAAACATAGCCCTGAAATTCTCACCGGTATCGGAATTGCCGGCATGATTACCACCACTGTTATGGCGGTAAAAGCAACACCAAAAGTCCTGATTCTGCTTGAAGAGAAAAAAGACGAGCTGGATACGGACAAGCTTGAGCCGAAGGACATCATCAAGACGGCTTGGCCTTGTTATATTCCAGCTGCCGTTGTAGGTTCCATCTCTGTCTTCTGCCTGATTGGGGCAAGCTCGACTAATCTTCGTCGAAATGCTGCTCTGGCAACGGCATATACCCTCTCAGAGTCTACTTTGAAGGAGTATCAGGAAAAAGTTGTTGAGACAATTGGTGAGAAAAAAGAACAGTCCATTCGAGACTCTGTGTCGAAAGACAAGATGATTAAGAACCCTGTTCGGGAGGTTATTCTCACTGAAAGCGGCGGCAACACAATCTGTTACGATGTCTTGTCCGGACGATATTTCAAGTCTGATAGGGATAAGATTACCAGAGTCATGAATGAATTGAACCGCCAGATGCGTGACGAAATGTTTGTTACGCTAAACGATTTCTACTATGAACTTGGTTTAGACGGAACCAAGATGGGCGATATGCTCGGATGGAACATTGATAAGGGTTACATTGACCTTGCTTTCTCGTCCCAGCTGGATGCAAATGGCACCCCTTGCCTGGTGATCGACTATCAGGTAGCACCAGTTTACGACTATCAGTAAATTTGCCGCGCGAAATTTACAACTTATTTAATGGAAGAACATTCCACAATTTCACACATTTGAAAGGAGATTTCACAATGAACAACAATGAGATTATGAACAACGAGGTCGTTGAAGCTACCGAAGAGGTTATCGAGAACGCTGGTTTGAGCAAGGGCGTAAAGATTGCTGCGGGTATCGGCTTGAGCGTAGTTGTAGGCGTGGTCGTCTACAAGTATGTAGCAAAGCCGGTAATCGCAAACATCAAAGCCCAGATCGAGCAGAAGAAGATGGCTGCTGAGGAGAATACGGTTATCTTGGAAGAATCTGATGTTGCCACTGAAGACAACTAAAAATGCGAATTTGAGAAGTTCGGATAAGGGAGAGTACCTGTAACAAGGTGCTTTCCCTTTTTTCTTTATCTCTCGAAAGGAGGAAAAAATATGCAGCAGTATCAATACGACGGTCCTGTTATGCGATTCGATGATTGCGTACAACATCGCTGGAAAGCAACTACTGTTGCTCCGACGGAAGCGAAAGCGAAGAGCAATCTCGCCTATCGATATAAAAAAGAAAACGGCTTGATGCCGAACACAAAAATTACTCTGCCCGGTAAGCTGATTCCGGCATAAGAAAGGAGGTCACCCAGTGGAAGATTACAAGTCTAATTCTGATAAAGCTCGTCAGGAGCAGCAGTCAGAAAAGAAAGTTGAGGCGGTTATTACCGGGGCTGCAAAAACTCGAAAAAAAGGCGAGATGCAAAAATTCGCAGATGTCTTTATTGCAGAAGATGCAAACAATGTCAAATCTTATATTTTGATGGAGGTCATTGTGCCTGCTGTCAAGAAAGCGATTTCTGACATTGTCACTACCGGTATCGACATGATTCTGTACGGCGAGGCAGGTCGCAGCAAGAAAAACGGAACGGCATCTAAGGTGTCTTATCGGAACTACTACGATCAAGGCACAGACAGAGTGCGTGCAGGTTCCGTTGGCAACAGACGCAATACACCTGATTATGATGATATTCTCTTCGATACCCGTGGAGATGCGGAAGCGGTTCTCGATGCAATGAACGATATCATCAGTCAGTATGGAACGGTGAGTGTATCCGATTTCTATGATCTCGCTCGTGTTCCCAATGATAACTTTACTATGAACCGCTATGGTTGGACAAATATTGGCGGTGCAACTGCGGTACGGGTTCGAGACGGTTATATTCTGAAACTGCCTCGTGCAATCCCGCTGAATTGAAAGGAGAAAAAATAATGCTTGAATGTAAAATTTGTGGCGCTAAATTCAATGCCGTTATCGAGAGACATTATCTTGCTCGTGATAACGGAAAAACTGGGCTGGCAGTTGCCTTTGGCTCTACTGCTGAAGAATGCCTGTATGATGCATTTGACTGCCCGATGTGTGGTTGTCAGGTAATCGCAAAAGAGCGTAAGCGTGATTATATTTCGTTTGTCAAGGAGGATGAAGATGATGAACAGATCTGAGACTCTTGATAAAGCAAAGGCTTGTGTATGCGGGCAGAGAGAGAATGAATACGGCTCTCCGGAAGATAATTTCGCCGCTATTGCTGGCTTTTGGAGCGTCTATAAAGGCATTGAATTCACTGCAAATGATGTTGCCATGATGATGGCACTTCTTAAGATTGCACGAATCCGGACAGGCACGGCTACGGACGACAGCTATGTCGATTTAGCGGGTTATGCTGCCTGTGGTGCAGAAATCAATTCCAACAAATAACGAAAAGGAGATTTTATAAACATGAAAAATAAGACTGAAATCATGAAGAGCGTGAACGGCGTGGCTTCCAAGACCGTTATGAAGCTCAAGAAACACAGCCCTGAGATTCTCGTTGTGGCTGGCATTGCCGGTACGGTCGTAAGTGCCGTCCTCGCCTGCAAGGCTACCACTAAGGTGGCAGAGATTCTCGATGAAACTAATGGTACTCTTGATACTATCCATGAGGGTATGAAAACTGGTGCAATCAACGGTCAGGAGTATACGACCGAGGACGGCAAGAAGGACACGGTTGTGGTCTATGCTCAGACAGGAATGAAGCTCGCAAAGCTTTATGGTCCCGCCATCATTCTTGGCACGCTGTCCATTACCAGCATTCTGGCATCCAACAATATTCTTCGCAAGCGCAATGTTGCTCTCGGGGCGGCTTATGCTGCAATCGATAAGAGCTTCAAGGAGTATCGTGGTCGGGTCATCGAGCGTTTCGGCGAGCAGGTCGACACTGAACTGAAATATGGCATCAAAGCGAAGAAGTTCGAGGAGATCGAAGTTGATCCCGAGACCGGTAAGGAGAAGAAGGTCAAGAAGACCGTGATGGTCGCTGACCCTAATCTCCAGAGCGATTATGCTGTATATTTCGACAGCAAGAGCCGCAACTACGAAACCAATCCCGATTACAACCGTATGTTCCTCAAGGCACAGCAGGCATTTGCAAACGACAAGCTTCAGACCCGTGGTCATCTCTTCCTGAATGAGGTTCTGGACGATCTGGATCTTCCTCGTACCCCTGCTGGTCAGATTGTCGGTTGGACAAAGGATGGTCCGGACGGCTATGTTAATTTCCGAATCGTTGAGGTAGAGCGTGAGACCGAGGATGGTCGTCATGAGCCGGCGCTTCTGCTCGACTTCAATGTTGAGGGCAATATTTGGGAAAAGATGTAATCAATCACCTTCAGACTTGGACTGGGGGTGATATTTTTAATATAAAGGAGTTTTAACAATGCACATTAAACCACGAGCGATAGCCGCCGTTCTCTGCATGATATTCTTTATTGGTTTTGCAGTATGCGGTGTGGTTCGCTCTACAGATAAAGAAACATCGGAGATTAAGCAATTTTATCCAGTTCTTGCGGAGGCAGAGCCGGTGATTATGGCTGATCTTCTGATGGAGTCTCCTAACTTAACACCTGAGGTGAAGAACGAGCCGGACTATCCTCTTACACAAGAAGAAATCGACCTCATAGCACTCGTAACCATGGGTGAAGCTGAAGGAGAAACAGAACTGGGAAAACGCTTGGTCATTGATACAATTCTTAACCGTATTGACCATCCATCTTTCCCGGACACTGTGTACGATGTTATTTATCAACCCAATCAGTTCAGCGTGATGTGGAACAGCAGGATTGACCGTTGTTATGTCATGCCTGAGATTGTTGAGTTGGTAAAAGAAGAACTTTTGGAACGGACAAATTACGATTGTGTGTTCTTCATGGCCGGAGGATACAGCAAGTATGGTGAGCCTTTGTTTCAGGAGTGTTGTCACTACTTTTCGAGTTATGACTGAAAGGAGAACATAAAATGAAAGCTTTATTTTCGTACATTCTTTCCACTATGGCAGGGCTTTGCCTCGTAGGAGGCATTGCTGTTCTCTCCGGTGGAAAGGAGTAAATAATGGATATTCTGGATGACTTCATCTCAACCGTCGATGCCATGTTGGACAGTCGGCGGAAAAGACACATTACTGGCGGGATTCTTCTGAGTGCAGCATTGCTGTTCGGAGGTCTCGCCATTACTGTTGTTACAATTCAAACTGACGAGGAGGAATACGAAGATGAGTAAAACCGGTTTCGCTATGTTTCTGGCTGGAGCCACGGTAGGCGCCGCCGCGACATGGCTTTGTCTTAGACGGTATTACGAGCAGATTGCACAGGAAGAGATCGATTCTGTGAAAGCAGCATTTGCCGAAAGAAAGCCCGTAAACACTAATATTGCCAAGAATGAAAAGAGCAATGAAAAACAGAAGGAGAATCAGCATAAGGCAGATATTGCCAAGCTGAAACCCGACCTGGTGAATTATGCTGCCAAGCTTCAGGAAGAGGGCTATACCAATTACACGGAGCACAGCAAGAAAAATACTGAAGAAAAAAAGGATGATCCTATGCCCAATGAACCTTATGTCATCTCTCCGGACAATTATGGTGAGAATGACAATTACACCCAGATCAGTCTGGTCTATTATGCTGGTGATGGAGTCCTTGCCGACGATGAAGATGAAGTCGTCGAGGATATTGAGGTCACTGTTGGCGAGGACTTTGCTGAACATTTCGGAGAGTATGAGGACGATTCGGTCTTTATTCGTAACGACCGTCTGAGATGCGATTATGAAATTCTCAGAGACAATCGCTCTTTCTCCGATGTGGCTGAAGGCTCCAACTACTAATAGGAGGATCGAATGACTGAAATTGAGCTGAACAATGAATATTTTGAGTGGATGTGTCAGCTCGTATGTAACGAACGATATAGCCGGAGGCTGTCTTATCAGAAGCTTCTTCGTCATCTGCATAATATTGATTTTCAATATATGCTGCCGATGGACGGAAATCGAGCAGAAGATGGGATAGACCTCCGGTATCGTTTTGGTTATGAAAAAGAATACGAGGGTCTTATGATTGCCAGTTATCTGGATAACCGCCCTTGCAGTGTATTGGAGATGCTTATTGCCTTAGCGTTTCGTTGCGAAGAACATATTATGACCGACCCGGATATCGGTAACCGCATGGGACAGTGGTTCTGGAACATGATTGTCAGTCTGGGTTTAGGGTCGATGAGTGATTCTCGATTTGATGCGGCGTATACGGACGATGTAATATCTCGATTTATGAACCGCAAATACAAGCGAAATGGCGAAGGCGGTTTGTTTACCGTCGAACGCTGCAAGTATGACATGAGAACTGTTGAAATCTGGTGGCAGATGAATTGGTATTTGGACAGCATCCTATAAAGGAGAATTATCATGATTCATACGCAAGTGTACGGGTTTTTTCAGACATGCTTACCCGACCAGGCAAAGGAGGTAAAAGAATACTTCCCAAATGGTAAAAACAGCATTCGAATTCGCAAAACCAACGGACAGGAATTTATATTTTCGTTGAGAGAGCCGAAGGCTTGGAAGTTTGAAACGATCGATCAATTTCTTGTCGACATGAAAGGAGAAAAGAAACATGGATGAAATGATTCGTTATATTTTCGGAAGTCTTCGCTGCTCCGAAACTGCGATGCGTGTGTTTGCTAAGACGCTCAGAAAACAGAGGTCTTTCAATCGCAGCACCGTCATGGTCGCCACGGTTATGACTGTGCACATGCTTATCCAGGACTTGGAGATTCGCAGTATGCGTGACGAGATCGGGAACCTTAAAAACGAAATCAAGGAGCTTAGAAAAACGGAAGGAGACTAAAGAACTTCGATGATCGACTTTTTAATGATTTCGACCCGTAGTACGAAGCGTGGTGTAATAGAAATCTATCCGAAGTTTATCATTAAGAAAAGCTCCGACCTGATGATTAGAGGCGGTGACTTCTATGCCATTTGGTTAGAAGACCGAGGTTTATGGTCTACGGATGAGCAAGATGCGCTCCAGCTTATTGACCGGGAACTTGACAAGTATGCAGAGGAAAACCGCAAAAACTTTGATTCAAGTATTAAAGTTCTGCACATGTGGGATTCCGAATCCGGAATGATCGATTCGTGGCACAAATACTGTCAAAAGCAGATGCGAGACTCTTTCCACATGCTTGATGAGAAACTTATATTCTCCAATACTCCGACGAACAAAAAAGACTATGCAAGTAAGCGGCTGAACTACCCCCTTGAGGAAGGGACCACGGATGCATGGAATAAGCTGATGTCCACAATTTACTCTGAAGAAGAGCGAACGAAAATTGAATGGGCTATTGGTTCTATTGTCTGTGGAGAGTCGAAGAAATTGCAGAAATTTATGGTTCTGTACGGTGCAGCAGGTACGGGTAAATCTACGGTTCTGAATATTATTCAGCAGCTCTTTGAGGGATATTACTCGGTCTTTGACGCTAAGGCACTGGGTTCATCCAGTAACTCCTTTGCATTGGAGGCATTCAAGACGAATCCGCTTGTGGCGATTCAGCATGATGGTGATCTGTCTCGTATTGAGGATAACACTCGACTGAATAGTTTGGTTTCTCACGAGCTGATGACAGTAAATGAAAAGTTCAAATCGACCTACGCAAACCGCTTCAAGTGCTTCCTGTTCATGGGCACCAATAAACCGGTCAAGATTACGGACGCAAAGTCAGGTCTTATCAGACGATTGATCGATGTGTCCCCTTCCGGAAATAAATTAAGTCCCAAGGAATACAAGGCGGTGACAAAGCAGATCGAATTTGAACTCGGTGCAATTGCTTATCATTGCCAGGAAGTCTATCTGGAGAATCCGGGCAGATATGATGATTATATTCCCGTGACGATGCTCGGTGCATCTAATGATTTCTATAACTTCATTATTGATTCTTACCATGTCTTCAAGAAAGAAGACGGGACAACTCTCAAAGCCTCATGGGAGATGTATAAAACCTATTGCGATGAGGCAAAAGTTACCTTCCCGTTCTCTCAGAGGATATTTAAGGAGGAACTGAAAAACTACTTCCGGGATTACAAGGAGAGATTCAATCTTGATGACGGAACTCGTGTGCGAAGCTATTACATTGGCTTTCGAACCGAGAAATTCGAGGACAAGACACTTACCGAGCAAGACGAGCCTGAGCATAAACTAATTGAGTTCTTAAAACAGAAATCGGTCTTCGATAGAGAATGCGCAGATTGTCCTGCTCAGTATGCTTCGGCTAAAGAGACACCAACTTCTAAATGGGATGAAGTTTCTACTAAGCTAAGTGACTTGTCTACATCGAGATTGCATTATGTGAAAGTCCCGGAAAACCACATTGTTATCGACTTTGATATTCAGGATAAGGACGGCAATAAGTCGTATGAACTGAATCTCAAAGAAGCGAGTAAATGGCCGCCAACTTATGCAGAACTCAGCAAAAGCGGTCAGGGCATCCACCTTCATTATATTTATGCCGGTGATGTAAGCAAACTCAGCCGAGTGTATGACGATCATATTGAAGTGAAAGTCTTCACCGGTAAGAGCTCGCTGCGCAGAAAGCTGACAAAGTGTAATGACTTGCCTATCGCAACGATCAACTCGGGTTTACCACTGAAAGGAGAAAAGCAAGTGATAAATTTTGAAGGAGTGAAGAGCGAGAAAGGGCTTAGAACGCAAATCAAGCGAAATTTGAACAAAGAGTACCATCCGGCAACAAAGCCCAGTATCGACTTCATTTACAAGATTCTTGAGGATGCTTATGCAAGCGGACTCAATTATGATGTGACTGATATGCGGAATGCTGTTTTAGCATTTGCAGCGAGTAGCACACATCAGGCGGATTACTGTATCAAGTTGGTCAATAAGATGCAGTTTAAGTCCGCAGACCAGTCAGCAGGAGCAAAAAACGATGACGCCAAGCTCGTGTTCTATGATGTTGAGGTATTTCCGAACCTGTTTCTGGTGAACTGGAAAATCGAGGGCGAGGGTAAGCCGGTAGTTCGTATGATTAACCCTACCCCGACTGAGATTGAAGAGCTGATGCGATTCCGTCTGGTTGGTTTCAACTGCCGCCGATACGACAACCATATTCTCTATGCTCGGCTGATGGGGTATACGAATGAACAGCTTTATAATCTCTCGACAAAGATCATCAACGGCAGCGCAAATTGCTTCTTTGGCGAAGCCTATAATGTGTCGTATACGGATGTGTATGACTTTTCCAGTAAGAAGCAGTCCCTTAAGAAGTTCGAGATTGAACTGGGTATTCACCATCAGGAACTTGGTCTTCCCTGGGACAAGCCTGTACCGGAGGAGCTTTGGACAAAGGTCGCCGAGTATTGTGACAATGATGTCATTGCGACAGAAGCAACCTTTAATGCTCGTAAAGCAGACTTCACGGCTCGTCAGATTCTGGCAGATGTGGCGGGGATGTCCGTCAATGATACAACGAACTCGCTGACTACCAGAATTATATTTGGTAACAACCGCAAGCCTCAGGATCAGTTCAATTACCGTTTCATGGGTGACGAGAGTCAAATCTTCGACCCTAATGCGGATCTTCCGTTTACAATGGGGCTTGAAGACTATGACGAGTTCACACAGTTCGATAAAAACCATCGTCCCATCTTTCCTGGCTACACATTCGAGGGCGGTAAGTCCGTCTACAGAGGCGAAGAAGTTGGTGAGGGCGGCTATGTATATTCTGAACCCGGCATGTACAGCAACATTGCTCTGCTGGATATTGCATCCATGCATCCGAGCAGTATCGTAGCGGAAGAACTCTTCGGACCGGAATACACAAAGCGATTCAACGAAATTCTTCAGGCTCGTATCGCAATCAAGCATAAGGATTTTGATAAAGCCAAGAAAATGCTGGGCGGTGCATTGGCTAAATACCTGACTGACGAAAATGCAGCGGCTGATTTGGCGCAGGCTCTGAAGATTGCAATTAACTCGGTATATGGTCTGACTTCAGCCGGGTTTGAAAATCCGTTCCGAGATAATCGTAACAAGGATAATATCGTTGCTAAACGAGGGGCCTTGTTTATGGTCAATCTCAAGCACGCTGTTCAGAGTCGGGGCTTTACTGTAGCGCACATCAAAACCGACTCCATCAAGATTCCAGACGCAACGCCTGAGATCATCAAGTTCGTGACTGAATACGGCAAACTGTATGGGTACAACTTTGAGCACGAAGCAACCTATGATCGTATGTGTCTGGTGAACGACGCAGTTTATATTGCTCGATATGCTACGGTTGAGAAGTGCTGCGACCTGTATGGGAAAAAGTACATTGACTCCGCAAAAGATATTTGCAAGGAGAACAAGAAGCATCCGTATGCATGGACGGCGACTGGCACTCAGTTCCAGATTCCTTATGTCTTCAAGACGCTTTTCAGCAAGGAGAACATCGAGTTCGAGGACATGTGCGAGACGAAATCTGTGACGTCCTCGCTCTATCTTGACATGAACGAGGCTCTGCCGGATGTAAGTGCCCTTGAAGCGGAAAGAGATAAACTGTGGAAACAGATTACCGATTCTAAACGCATGACTGAGCCGATGCCCACTGAATGTGAGCGTGTCGAAGAACTAACGGACGAAATCGCCAAGGGTCACGACTACCACTTCATCGGAAAGGTTGGGCAGTTCTGCCCGATTAAGCCTGGCTGCGGAGGTGGCATCCTGCTTCGTGAGACTGAAAACAAGAAGACAGGCGAAAAGGGTTATGCTGCTGCTACGGGTTCTAAAGGCTTCAGATGGCTCGAATCCGAGATGGTAAAGCAGCTGGACAAGCAGGGTGACATTGACCGTGGTTATTACAACAACATGGTAGATGAAGCAATCAAGTCTCTGTCTGTTTATGGCGACTTCGAACGCTTTGCAGCAGACGAACCGTATGTTTCGGATAACACACCACCGTGGTTCGGAGCTGGCGAGCCTCATGAGGACGATACTACGCCGTTTGATGTGAGGTAATGCTTATGATTTTAATTCTGTTAATTGCTGTGCTCATTTATATTTTGTGCACGGCTGATTCCACCGAGTCCTGTATTCCCAATGAGGAGTGCAGGACTTGTCCATTTCCATGCGATAAACGCAAAAATTGAAAGGAGAAACTAATTATGGCTTACAAAGCAGTAGACAACATCATCATCGAGAATGCTCGAATTATTTTCCGCAACTTTAAGGGTGAGGAGTCCAAGTACAATCGTGCTGGCTCCCGCAACTTCTGCGTGGTCATCGAAGATCCTAATATGGCGCAGAAGCTCATTGAGGATGGCTGGAATGTTCGTGTTCTGGCTCCTCGTGATGAGGACGAGGCTCCTCGCCATTATATTCAGGTGGCTGTCAGCTTCGACAACATTCCCCCGAAGGTTATCATGATTACTCGTCGAGCTAAGACCCAGCTGGATGAGGAATCCATCGGAACTCTGGACTTTGCAGAGATCCACAATGTTGACCTGACGATCCGTCCCTACAACTGGGAGGTCAATGGCAAAACCGGTGTCAAGGCATATCTTAAGACGATGTATGTCACCATTGAGGAAGATGAATTCGCTGAAAAGTACGCTGAAACCGAAGGACCTGAGGAGATGCCCTTCTAAAAGCGAATAGGTGCCAGCTTAATACATGTCTGGTTAAATGTCCAGTAAGGTCTCGATTAGGAGTGCACACCTATGACAGTAAGAGGAAACAGCCTGTCCCCCTTTTTTTAATAACCGAAAGGAGGTAAAGCCATGTTGTGGCAGAAAAAGAAGAAACGCAAAAAGGCTACTAAACCTAAAGCAGTTACTCAAACTGCTGCTCCTCAGCAGCCGGTGGAAAAGATTCAGCAAACGACTGAGCCTGAGAAAAAAGAAGAAACGCCAAAGCAAAAAAAGCCCGCTGGAAAAAAATCCAAAAAGGTTTTGACTCCGGAAAAAGCTTTCTTAGAAGCATTCGGACGATTGACCAACCGGCATCGGGCTTGGGATGTTTGGCGTGACTTTATTACTATGTTCGCTTGTTCGCTATCTAATCCTCTCGATAAGGAGCACCGGGATAAGCGAGAAGCGTTATATTTGGAAGTCATTAAAAAGTACAATAAGCAGGAGCAAGAGTTGTTTCCTGAACTGGCTGCTCAGACGGTCTTGGCTTTGGAGGAAAATCCGGAGCAAGATTTTCTGGGCAGCATTTTTATGTCTCTCAATCTCGGCAACGAGCATAATGGACAGATCTTTACGCCGTATCATGTTTGCGAGCTAATGGCTGAAATGACGATGGACGACACGGTAAAAAAGGTAGAACAGGACGGTTATATTTCAATTAACGATCCTTGCTGCGGAGCTGGAGCCACATTGATTGCCGGAATCCACGCTGCAAGGAAGCAGTTGGAAAAAGCAAACTTGAACTACCAAAATCATCTTCTCGTCGTTGCACAGGATATCGATGAAACGGTGGCACTTATGTGTTATATTCAGCTTTCACTTTTGGGGGTAGCAGGATATGTAAAGGTCGGAAACTCTCTGACAGAACCGATGACGGGCAACGACAATAAAGAGAATTACTGGTTTACTCCGATGTACTTCTCCAATGTCTGGGTGCTGCGTCGGATCTTCGGAGGGCACTAATGGCTGGCATATCCCTTAGAGACTATCAATTAGATGCTGTTGACCGAATGAAAAATGGCTGTATTCTCTGTGGTGGAGTTGGCAGTGGCAAATCCAGAACAGCTTTAGCCTATTACTACAAGCAAAATGGCGGTAAGCTCGGCACAAAGAATTATATTCGGATGCCAGATACGCCAAAAGACCTGTACATCATCACCACGGCGAGAAAAAGAGACACTTTAGAATGGGAGGGTGAGCTTTCGCCCTTCCTTCTCTCCGTTCATGCAGAAGTCAATACTTACAAGAATAAGGTCGTCGTTGATTCCTGGAATAACATTGGGAAGTACACAACGGTTACGAATGCATTCTTTATATTTGACGAGCAGCGCGTTGTCGGTTCGGGTGCATGGGTAAAAGCATTCCTGAAAATTGCCAAGTTTAACGAATGGATTCTACTATCTGCCACTCCAGGAGACACATGGGAGGATTATATTCCAGTCTTTGTAGCAAACGGCTTTTATAAAAATCGTACAGCTTTCAAAGAAGAACACATGGTCATGACTTGGGTAAACGGAAAGTATCCAAAAGTAGACAGATATTTGGGAGTAGGACGACTCATCCGGCTTCGTAATCGCATTCTTGTGGATATGGATTTCAAGCGGGAAACCTGTTCGCACCATGAGGATGTTTATGTCAATTATGATGTTGCGAAGTATAAAGAGACAAGCCGTCTTCGCTGGAACCCATATAAAAACGAGCCGATTGTCAACGCCGGAGAGCTCTGCTATGTATGGAGACGCATCGCAAATGAGGACGAGTCCAGGCAAATCGCTCTAATGGAGCTGTTTGAGAAACATCCTAAAATGATCGTCTTCTATAATTTCGACTACGAGCTTGATATTCTGAAAAATCTCTACTATGGAGAAAATGTTGAGATTGCAGAATGGAACGGTCACAAGCATCAACCAATTCCAACTTGCGACAGCTGGGTGTATCTGGTTCAGTATACTGCTGGAGCCGAAGGTTGGAACTGCATTGGCACAGACACCATTGTGTTCTACTCGCAGAATTACTCCTACAAAATTATGAAGCAGTCAGCTGGGCGAACCGATCGCTTAAATACTCCGTTCAAAGATTTATATTACTACCATTTGAAGTCCCGTTCTGGCATTGATTTGGCTATCAGTCGAGCGTTAAGCGAGAAGCGGAATTTCAACGAAACCAAGTATGTTGGCAGCTATAAACCCAAAGCTGCCTGAGAAAGGAGAAAAGATGATAACAATTGATGTCGCGGAGTATTGCTCTGCTTGCATGGACTTCGATCCAGATGTTCAACGACCGCAAAAAGCATACGGAATGAGTGAAGAGATCGTCATATCCGACACGGTCATTCGATGCTCAAATCGAAATCGGTGCAAAAACATTGAGCGATACCTGAGAAAGAAGGTGACGGACGATGGCGTTGGCAAGACTGACGAAGCAATGCCGTGAATGTCCTTTTGTCGAGACCTGTGAGCACAAGGAAATGGAAGCATTGGGATATTTACCAGAACCGATTATGACAGATGTCAAAGCCCCGGTTACTGCTGATATAGCAGCTCCCATTTTGAGAGAAACTGTAAGCCGTGTAGTAGACGGCAAAGTTGTAACAATGTATAAGGACGAGTTGGAGAAAATCCTTTATAAAGATTTATATTCTCATCTCGGACTTCAGTTTGGAGGCTGAATATGCATAACAATACCAACAATTCAGACAGAATGAATACTGTCGCTTATAAAATCGGGCAGGCTATCGCGCTGGTAGCTTGTCTTTGTGTTTCTGCCATCGTCATTGCTTTAACTGTGAAGTGCATCCTGTGGATTTTGTAAGGAGGTTTTGCAGATGAATGAAGAAAAGGAAGTCTATTTTGACCAGTATTGTAAATCTTGCAAGTACCATGGTCTTGAAGAGTCCAAAGACCCGTGCAATGACTGTCTCGCAGAACCCAGCAATACAAATTCCCACAAACCGATGAACTATGAAAGCAAAAACAATTCTTGATGCCGAGAAAAAGGATGCGATTGATATTGCGACGGAACTTTGCTATAGCGAAGAAGTCAAGAGAAAAATTGCACAGGCAAAATCTGTTTACGAAATTGGTCGCATCCTTAAACAGGCACGGCTCAATCAAGAGTGATATTTCTGAAAGGAGAAAAGAAACATGAATCTTGAGGAGTTCAGAAAGGCACTTTCGTCAGATGCTACTGAAGAGAATGCACAACTGAAAAGACAGTTGTCAGACCTTCAGACTGAATACCATGAAAAGCTTTCAAAACTTGAAAATGAAAACGATTCACTTAAAGAAAGTTGTCGGGTTTTATGCAATCGATGCTTTACTCTTACGAGAGGTGTTACTTGTCTATTTTGTGGTCTCGATTACCCCTGCCCTCATATGCCGGGGCTTGAGGAACAGGTGGCTATGGCTCATAAATTGAGAAAGGAGATCGAAAAAAATGGCTAATGGGTATCGTAATGCTCTTGTTCAGCAAATAAAAGACGCAGGTCAAGAACTTATCAACAGAGCTGAATCAATGGTGCATCCCGAAAATGATTTAATCACTGATTTTTCCATAGTAATCCATTTCGAGCAGCATGAGGTACCTACAATCGACTGCACAACCAGCGTGGTAAACAAAGTTGCTTGTGATCGGGTTATCTATCAGAAAGGAGAAGCAAATGTCTCAAAAATATGACGAGTATTTGGAAAACCACAGACAAGCTGTGAAAAAAGCTTACCAGTGGATCGCTGCTTATATTCCAGAACTGACAGACGTGGAGGCGACTCGAAATATTGAGTTCCATGATATGTCGAAGAATACGCCGGATGAGTATATGCCTTATGACGACTATTTCTATGGAGAGCAAACCCCGGCAGTCATTGAAGCGTTCAATCGGGCATGGCTTATGCATATCCACCGAAATCCCCATCATTGGCAGCATTGGGTCTTAATCAACGACGAACCTAAAGAAGGAACTATCCTTATCGAAATGCCGTACCCATACATTGTCGAGATGGTTTGTGACTGGTGGGCATTCAGTTGGATTAAAGGTGATCTTTTCGAAATGTTTGCCTGGTATAAAGACCATGAATCCTATATTAAGTTACATAACAACACTCGTTCAATTGTGGAAGAGATTCTGGAAATGATTCGGACGAAGCTTACGGAGGTAGAAAATGCTGAAAATTGAAAACGCCGAGGTTATGGGCTGGGAGCACGCCATTCGTGGTATGCGGAACCCTAAGAACTCTTGGGAGAAGAGTGATAGTGGTGTTTGCGCCACGCATGGTCCAGCTCATTGCGCAGATTGTGTATACACTGATTGCCACGCTGACGATGTCGAGATTGGTACAAAATATATTCTCGGTCCTAATGACCTCAACCTTATAACCACCCTTCGCAACGCTGGCACCGATCACCGCAAGTTCATGCGGATGATTACCGTCTATCTCGACATTACCGCCCCGCTGTACTGGTGGAAGGAGTTCGACACCTATAAAATTGGTACGGTTGCTAATTCCTGCTCGACCATGCACAAGATAGCGGCGAAGGAGTTTGTGCTGGACGATTTCAGCCATGAGCATTTGCAGGATGATTCCGTAGCTGTACTGGAGTCCGTTATCCATACATTGAATGTCCATCGGGAATGGTTCAACAACAAAGTGTTGGATGATCCGAAAATTGATTGGTGGCAGATGATTCAGCTCCTGCCGAGCTCTTACAATCAGAAGCGGACGGTCATGCTGAACTATGAGGTTCTGGCGAACATATACAAATCCCGTCGGCATCACAAGCTCGATGAATGGCATACACTTTGCGACTGGATTGAGGGTCTGCCTTATTCGGAGCTTATTACTGGCGAAAAGAAAGGATGAAAGATGATGAAATTCGTAGTCGATCAGCTTCCTTATTACGGAGAGCTGTGTCCACTATGGACGATGTGCAGTAAAAACGCAAAGGAACATGAATGCCCGAGATACTGGGATAAATATAAAGTCTGCTCGGATGAAAACCCACATGAATGTGAGCACCTTATCGAGACGGAGAAACTCTAATAAACGGTTTCCTGCACGAAAAATACACCCCCTATTATGAAAGGAGGTAACGCACAATGAATTATTTTCTGGCAGTTAATGATCGGCAACTCGGCACTTGTTTGAGAATGCTGTTTGCTGAGAAACTTCAACCTGCTGTCCAAACCGTGTTGAACGAAAAGGGCAAGATTGAGTTTCACATCAGCATTGCAGCAGATCAGGAAGTGTTTGAAGAGCTGAACGAACGCTACAAGATCATGATTTCGTAAGTTACTCGATTTCAAAGGTAAAGGGGCCGTAACAAGCCCTTTTACTTTTGTTGTGTTTATGGTAAAATACTGTAAGGAGGTCATCAAATGAGAATTATTCGAGACATATTTTGGATATTGTTGATTATTACTGTACCGGTAGCAATCTTTGATAAATTCTTTAGACCTTATTGCATGACCGTTATCGAAAGGATGTGTAGCAAGGATGAAAGTTAAATCCAGAATGTCCTGTCCTGTTCGAAGAAAAGACGGTACATGGACAACTGTTATCAAAGATTTTGAAGAAGATATTCCGGATCTCGGACGAGATGAGCTTATCTGCAACAAATGCGGACGCCCTGATTATCCGAAATGCAAGGAAACGGTTTGTGAAGCCTGGAAATACCACAAATCGAAAAAATAACATTTTATATAAGAGCTGAGGTTAAACCTTGGCTCTTATTTTTTGTGTAAAGGAGAAAACAATGCTTGCCAGAGAAGCGACAAAAGCGGATATTCAGGCTGTTTGTGACCGCCTTCGGGAAGCTAAGGAACAACGTCAGCTTGATATTCAAATAAACCAGGCTATTGCACTGGTGAATCGTAATCACAGGAGGAAAAAATATGACGCCGAACGACTATCAGCAGGCAGCTCTTCGCACTGCTCCAAAAGATTTACCGCCTGACCGGCTTCTGCTCAATGGCTTAATGGGTCTGAACGGAGAAGCCGGCGAAGCAATTGATATTTTGAAAAAGCATCTGTTTCAGGGGCACGAACTGGACACTGCACATATGGCTAAAGAGCTTGGAGATGTGGCTTGGTATCTCGCTGTAAGTGCAAACGCCATTGGGTATGACCTTGAAACCATAACGCAGATGAATGTGGACAAACTGAAAGCCAGGTATCCGGATGGTTTCGACGCTGAACACAGTCTGCATCGCAATCAGGATGATATTTAAGGAGGGTTTTCTATGAATGAACAATTCGGAGAAAAGGTAAAAGCTATTTTTGATAGCATTACCGTTCTTCAGGCAAAAGATAGCGATTTGAAACGAGATAACGCCAACATCAACGGTGACTCCCCTATGGGGGCTATGCTGCAATATGGTGCCAACACAGCCAAGGAGTATAATCTGGAGTATTTGATTAAACCTGCAATTGCAGAACTTCACCGCGATGGATGGATTCATATACACGACCTTGACTTCTATGCGTGGACGACGACCTGCACGCAGATTGAGCTTCGAAAGCTTTTCAAGGACGGATTCAATACCGGTCACGGCCATCTGAGAGCTCCAAAAAGCATTGGCTCGTATGCTGCTCTGGCTGCTATTGCCATTCAGTCTAATCAAAATGACCAGCATGGCGGACAGAGTGTTGTGGACTTCGATTACGCAATGGCCGATGGTGTCCGTTATACCTATCAAAAGTACCTGAAAGAGGGTTACGCGATTTGCGAACGCCTCAATGACCTAAAAGACAAAGCATGGATTCTCGACTATGCTATGGAAAAGACTACTCGTGATACTTATCAGGCTATGGAGGGGTTCATTCATAATCTGAATACCATGCATTCCCGCGCCGGCGCTCAAGTTCCATTCAGCTCTATTAACTATGGCACTGATACTTCTTGGGAAGGGCGTCTTGCTATTGAGCAGCTTCTACTTGCTACAGAAGCAGGACTCGGTCATGGTGAAACACCTATCTTCCCGATTCAGATTTTCCGTGTCAAAGAAGGCGTCAACTATAATCCCGATGACCCGAATTATGACCTGTTCAAACTGGCGATGAAGGTCAGTGCAAAGCGGCTGTTTCCTAACTTCGCTTTTATCGATGCCCCTTTCAATCTCCAGTATTACAAGCCCGGTCATCCTGAAACGGAAGTTGCTTATATGGGTTGCCGTACTCGTGTAATGGGTAATGTTTATGACCCATCTCGTGAGATCGCTCCCGGCAGAGGTAATCTGAGTTTCACATCGATCAACCTGCCTCGACTTGGAATTGAATCTAAAGGCGACTACCTTGCTTTCTTCAAACTGCTGGACAAAATGCTCGATGCGACGATGCAGCAGCTTCTCTGCCGATATAAAATTCAGGCTTCGAGAGTGGTTCGTAACTTCCCATTTCTCATGGGAGAAGGTGTCTGGATGGACTCTGACGGGCTTTCCCCTGATGATATGGTTGGAGAGGTCTTAAAACACGGAACGCTGTCTATCGGCTTCTGCGGGCTTGCAGAGTGCCTTGTAGCGCTTAACGGTAAGCACCATGGAGAAGATGAATTCTCTCAGGAGCTTGGGCTGCGAATTGTAGGTTATATTCGTGACTATTGCAACCGTAAGAGCACTGAACTCGGCATGAATGTAACCTGTCTTGCTACCCCTGCTGAGAGCTTGGCTGGGCGGCTGCTTCGCTCTGACAGGGAGAGATATGGAATTATCAAAGGAGTTACCGATCGTGACTACTACACTAACAGTTTTCATGTTCCGGTCTATTATCATCTCCCGGCTCTTAAGAAGATCGACATTGAAGCTCCATACCATGCTCTTACCAATGCCGGTCATATTTCCTATGTAGAACTGGACGGTGATCCGACCAAAAACCTGGCTGCTTTTGAGCGTGTTGTAAGACACATGAAAGAAGCTGGCATCGGTTACGGAAGCATCAATCATCCTGTAGACCGAGATCCTATCTGCGGCTATAACGGTATTATCAATGATACTTGCCCCTGCTGCGGACGGAGCGAAGCCGATGGAGTTCCATTCGAACGCATTCGTCGTATCACTGGATATTTGGTCGGAACTCTTGACAAGTGGAATGACGCTAAGCGTGCGGAGGAGCGAGATCGTGTCAAACATGAAGTTGATTCGAATTTCGGGAATTGAACCGGAGTCTATTGTTGACGGGGAAGGAATCCGGTATGTGATATTCGCACAGGGTTGTCCACATCATTGTCCCGGCTGCCACAATCCTCAAACTCACCCGTTCGGTGGCGGAAAACTCGTGTTGATCGAAGACATACTCAATGATATTTCCAAAAGAAAAGATTGGATAGACGGCATTACCATTTCCGGAGGCGAGCCGTTCTGTCAAATTGGTCAGTGTAGTCTTATTGCTCAAAAAGCTCATGGAATGGGGCTCAGCGTTTGGTGCTACACTGGCTATCTTTTTGAAGACTTGTACGGACAGGGTGCCGAGCTGCTGAATTATATTGATGTGCTCGTTGACGGTCCGTTCGTACAGGCTGAAAAATCGTTGGGGCTTGATTTCAGAGGAAGCCGTAACCAACGAGTAATTGATATTCCGGAAAGCTTGAAAGAAGGCGTAGCAATCTTGAAACAAACTTAGAAGAAAGGAGTACCTGCATCATGGCGAACACTACTAATCCTCGACGAAATGCCGAAGGATATTCTGACCCGACCGCTTACGAAGCCCTCAAGAACATTGAGCGTGAAGAAGACGAAAGATTTCATAAGCTGCTGCATACACTGTTTTACTTGTGTGAGTTGGCCGACTTCGAGATCGAAGGTCGGATTATTCTGGTTGATAAACGGAACGGACGGGTTTGGAGATGAGAGAAATGAGTCCGTACATACTTGAAAATTGTGTAAATTTTAGCCCACTTTTGTTTGGCGGATTCGGGCGAAAGCCCACTTTTGAAAAAATTTTTGAGTGTGTACGGACAATTTTCCTGAAAAAAGCCCAGAAAAAGTGGGCAAAAGCCCGGTTTTGAAAACCAAAAGTGGGCAGAAAAATTCGGAGGCATTTTCTGAAAATGGCACTTTTTAGGCGTTTTTTGCCCCAAAATGGCCGATTTGCGCCGATTTGAAATTTTTCTTGTGAAAAAAGCCCACTTTCCCACTTTTATTTCTTATTTAATTGCGATAAAAAGTTTTAATAAATATATAAATAAGGCGAGAAAAGTGGGCATTTGGCCAGAGGTCGGAATACATAGCACAAGTAGACGAAAATGTCAAGACTTTTTACCGAAAGTTCTTCCTTTTTCTTTTAGACTGTGCTATACTATAAGAGCCACACAATCTAATATGTTCAAGTCGTTTAGGGAAAACTGCTTTGGTAAAAAGTGTTTTCTCTCTTTACTCATTTCATTTGTCCCTTTGCGGCTTGATTGAGATTGTGTGGCAACAATGAGGGTTGACACTTTTTCGGTGCGTCTCTCGTTGTGGGGGCGCACTTTTTTAATGCCCTCGGAAAGGATGGGACAATGAGATGAGAAAGTTCTTGGCAGCGTGCATGGCGATTGTCATGATATTTACGATTGCAGGTTGTAGTTCAGAGGGACATGAAGGTGAAGCTAAAACTCCGTCAGGTTCCAGTATTCAAAAAGGCAAGGATTATCAAAAAGTAGTTGACGAGTTTGAAAGTAGTGGCTTCACAAACATCAAACTCGAAAAACTTGACGACCTTGTTACTGGTTGGCTTACAAAAGACGGTGAGGTCGAATCTGTTTCCGTAGATGGCGATACTGGATACTCTGCTGATGCTTGGTATCCGGCTGATGTCGAGGTTATAATCACATATCACACATTCCCGGAAAAAGAAACTTCTGAATCAGACAGTGAATCCGTTTCAACCGAAACGCCCGCTGCTGATATTTTGACAGTAGATAATTCTCCGGAATTGGCAGCAATACTTTCTCTTAAAGCTGATATGGACCAATCGTATGTCGATTTTGCAGAGGCTCATAAGAACCAGGTTATTGAGTTTAATGGCTGCATTACCTATCTTACAAACCACGATAATTACGACACCCGATATGATTTGCTAATCAGTGCGGGAGACTATGTAGATGAAAATACTGAAAACCCTGGTCCAACTTTTAAGTTTAAGGATGTTGGGGTATATGATTTAGGAGACGGACTTACGCTTGCTGATTATATCAAAGTCGGCAGCAATGTAAGAATACAGGCTAAAGTGCGGAGCTACAATTCTGATACCGGTCTCTTTGAACTTGATCCAGTAAGTGTAGAAGCTCGATAACAAACAACTTTATATTTGACCGAGATGCTTAAACAGTGTCTCGGTCTTTTTTTATGTCTTTTTTCGCCGCGCGAAAAATACATTCCCTTTTATGAAGAGAGGAGTAAAAAAGCTATTTTTAAGAATAGGCATTCTCTTTTCAGTTTTGAAAAACTACATGAAAGGAGGCTCATTTGCCAATGCTCGAAAGTCAATTTCAATCGAAGCTCATTAAGGAGCTTAAGAAACTTTTTCCGGGTTGCATCGTGATGAAAAGCGACTCTGGATATTTACAGGGCATTCCTGATCTGCTTATTCTATTCAATGACAAATGGGCTGCTCTGGAATGTAAGCAACACGCTGGCGCAAAAAAGCAACCAAACCAAGAATATTATGTGGGCAAGATGGACGAGATGTCTTTTTCCAGATTTATTTGCCCCGAGAACAAGGAGGAAGTGCTGCATGATCTTCAACAATCATTCCAATCTTGAAGGGCAACACGCTTTTCTTGGTGCCAGCAAGTATCATTGGATCAACTATGATGAAACAAAAGTAGCCGATGCTTATTCAAAGTTTTTGGCTACACAGCGAGGGACCGTTCTGCATGACTTTGCATGCCAATGCATCACTTTGGGACAAAAACTTCCCAAGTCACAGAAAACATTGAACATGTATGTCAATGATGCAATCAGTTTTCGTATGGTGCCTGAACAGGTTCTGTTCTATTCAGAAAATTGCTTTGGCACCGCTGATACGATTGTGTTCCGGAACGGCACGCTTCGTATTCACGATTTGAAGACCGGTGTCGTGCCGGCGCACATGGAGCAGCTTGAAATATACGCTGCTCTTTTTTGTTTGGAATACAAGGTGAAACCATCGGAAATCGAGACGGAACTTCGTTTGTATCAGAACAATGAAATTCTATATCACACACCTACTGCCGAAGATATTGTTCCAATCATGGACAAAATTATTACCTTCGACAAGGTTATCAGAAAAATCAAAGAACAGGAGGGTTAAACCATGAGTCTCACGGATGATATTTTAATGCATTACGGTATGCCCAGAAGGTCTGGTCGTTATCCTTGGGGTTCGGGTGACAACCCTTATCAGCACAGCGGTGATTTTCTTTCCCGTGTAGAGGAACTGAAAAAGTCCAATTTCACCTTTACCGATAAAGATGGAAAAACTTACACAGGAGAAGTAGCCATTGCAAAATCTATGGGCTTGAGTACAACCCAATTTCGTACCCAGATGAGCCTTGCAAAGGATGAACGCCGTTCTGCTGATGTCGCTACGGCTAAGGCTCTTCGTGCTAAGGGTTATAGTTTGAATGAAATCGCTGATAAGATGGGCTTTGCTAACGATTCTTCGGTTCGCTCGCTTTTGAATGAGAGTTCCGAAGCTCGTATGAATCAGGCAAAGCAGACCGCTGAATTTCTGAAAAAACAGATTTCGGAAAAAGGCATGATCGATGTCGGAACCGGAGTCGAAAGAGAGCTTGGTATTTCGAAAGAGAAAATGAACCAGGCTCTTTATATTTTGGAAATGGAAGGCTATCCCATCTATGGCGGCGGTGTCCCTCAGGTAACAAACCCGGGTAAGCAAACAAACATCAAGGTTCTCTGCCCTCCAGGAACAGAGCATAAAGAGATTTATAATTTCGAGAATGTTCATTCTGTCAGAGACTATGTGTCTCATGATGACGGCGAGACATTCGACAAGTTTGTCTATCCTAAAAGTATGGATTCAAGCCGCTTGAAAATCCGTTATGCGGAAGATGGCGGTATTCAGAAAGATGGTGTCATTGAAATTCGTCGTGGTGTAGACGACTTATCTCTTGGCGATTCCCATTATGCGCAGGTTCGTATCCTGGTCGACGGCAATAGATATTTGAAAGGTATGGCTGTCTATTCTGATGATCTTCCTGATGGTGTGGACGTAATGTTCAATACCAATAAGAAAAAAGGCACCCCGACATCGGATGTTCTGAAGAAGGTCAAGGACGACCCTGACAATCCGTTCGGTTCACTTATCAAAGCCGGTGGGCAGAGCTATTACATCGATGCTGATGGCAAACGACAGCTTTCCCTTATCAATAAGCGTGCCGAAGAGGGCGACTGGGGTGAATGGGCGGATAAACTCCCATCCCAGTTTCTTTCTAAGCAGAGTTTGAGTCTGGTCAATAAACAGCTGAACTTGGCGGCATCTGATAAGATGGCTGAATTTGATGAAATCTGCTCACTGACAAATCCGACGGTTAAAAAATCATTACTGAAATCCTTTGCGGATGATTGTGACTCTGCTGCTGTGCACCTTCAGGCAGCTGCTCTTCCTCGTCAGAAATATCAGGTGATCCTACCTATCACTTCGATGAAAGACAATGAAGTGTATGCCCCGAATTACAAGAATGGTGAAACAGTAGCTCTGGTTCGTTACCCCCATGGCGGAACCTTTGAGATTCCTATCCTTACAGTGAATAACAAGCAGGCAGAGGCTCGTCGAATCCTTGGCAACACACCTAAAGATGCAATCGGTATTAACAGTAAGGTTGCGGAACGGCTTTCAGGTGCTGACTTTGATGGTGATACTGTCATGGTCATCCCCTGTAACTCTGGTAAAAGCAAGGTCAAGATTACTTCCACTCCTCCTCTGAAGGGACTTGAAGGATTTGACCCAAAATTGGAGTATGGTGGAAAACCGGCTGGCACTTTCAAGCCTATGAAGAACACACAGAAAGAGATGGGTGTCATTTCTAATCTGATTACCGATATGACTTTAAAGGGTGCCACGCAGGATGAGCTTGCAAGAGCCGTTCGCCATAGCATGGTAGTTATCGATGCCGAAAAACACAAGCTGGACTATAAGCAAAGTGAGATCGACAATGGCATCAGCTCTTTGAAAAAGAAGTATCAGGGCACGGTTGATGAAGACGGAAGATACCACGAGGGTGCTTCGACTCTGATTTCCCGTGCTAAATCGGAGACTTCTGTCACTAAGAGGCAAGGTAGTCCGAAAATCGATGAAAAGACAGGCGAATACATATGGAAAGATGTGGATGATCCTGTTTATGTCGATAAGCGAACTGGCAAGGTCAAAGAGCGTACTCAGCCCAGCACTAAGATGGCTGAGGCAAAGGATGCCTACACCCTGGTGTCCGAAGCTGATACCCCCGTGGAGCGTGCTTATGCTAACTATGCCAACAAAATGAAAGCCCTGGGCAACCAGGCTCGTCTTGAGATCCTCTCCACTGGGAAAGTACCCTACTCCGCCACTGCAAAAGAGACCTATCAAGCTGAGGTCGATTCTCTGAATGCTAAGCTCAATGTAGCTCTGAAGAATGCACCCAGAGAAAGGCAGGCTCAGACTATGGCTAATGCGGTAGTGGCTGCTAAAAAGCAGGACAATCCGGATATGACAAAGGGCGAGCTCAAGAAAGCAAGCCAGCAGGCGCTTACTCAGGCTCGTGCCTCTGTTGGTGCAAAGCGAGAGACCATCAAGATTACTGACCGTGAATGGGAAGCAATTCAAGCTGGCGCTATTAGCGAGAATAAGCTTACCCAAATCATCGACAATGTGGACATTGACAGTCTTAGACAGCGTGCAACACCGAGAGCGACAACAACTCTCAGCACTGCAAAGCAGAATAAGATCGCTTCAATGAATGCTTCTGGTTACAGCACATCGGAAATTGCTGAAGCTCTTGGTATTTCAACAAGCACAGTGTCTAATTACTTGAATTGAAAGGAGTGACTGGTATGAATGGTTCTTGTGCCCTTACCACATTTGACAACCCTTACAATCCATTTGAACAGTTCTCCGATTGGTTCCTGTTTGATGTAGAAAAGGGTTACAACACTTGCGCTTATCTCGATCGAATTGCTCACACTTCTGACCAATTCTCTGAAGAAGAGAACAATCAAGAGATTGAAAGAGCGATTGACGAGATCATTCGTTACGACTTCATGAACATTTACAAGAAAGTTAAGAGAACGAAAATAACAAAAGTAGACAAGGCTTGAGCTATAGGTTGAGGTCTAATACTCTTTGAATAAAGTTTTTGTTTTCTTCTCTGAAAACATTTGAACTTGAAGCCAATACAAACAAATAATCACTTGATCTGCACTGCTGCCGCAGGGCTTAAGGACATGGGGAGGGGGTCTCCAAAATCGCACCCCCTACCTCATCGCGGCGGTCTTAAAAAAATCTCCGGAGGGATATTTTGGGAATGGGACTTACCCCCTCGGGTGCAGTATTTGAACGAGCTTACAGGGTTGAAGTATTTTCCATAAAGTGTGAACATCTCCTTTCATGTTTCTTTTCTCCTTTCGGTGATTGGTGGAAATTCAGCTCTGTAAGTTCTTTCAAATACTGCACCTATTCTCACCTAAAAGAGTATCAGTTTGGACAGAAAGTGCAGCACAAGTATGCGGATATGGCGGAACTGGCAGACGCAATAGACTCAGAATTTATTGGAGGTAACTCCGTGCAGGTTCAACTCCTGTTATCCGCACCAAATTTTTAAGAGAGGAGGCAGTGCTAATGCCCAAAGGTAAAGCTGCAAGCTCTTCCGACTCAAATAGCCCATTGAGACCACCGACATCTCTCGAAGCGCAAGAGAACTTAATGATTTCTTTGGCGGTTCAATGTGCTGAAAAGCAGCTCAGAGACGGAACTGCTTCTTCTCAGGTCATAACGCATTATTTGAAACTTGGTTCCAGTAAGGAACGAATCGAAAAGGAGATTCTGGAGAAGCAGAAAGAGCTTATCGAAGCGAAGACCAAGAATCTAAATTCCAATAGTGAAGCCAAAGAGTTGTATAACAAGGCTCTTGAAGCGTTTAGGAGATATTCAGGTGCAGGCGGTGATGACGATGAATATTAAAACTTATTCAGAGCTGATTACGCTGCCGACATTTGAAGAACGGTTTTGTTATTTGAAACTCGATGGCTCTGTTGGGAAAGAGACTTTCGGTTTTAAGCGCTGGCTGAACCAAGAGTTCTATCATTCAGACAAGTGGTTAAGATTCAGAGATGAAATTATCATTCGTGATGAAGGTTGTGATCTCGGAGTACCGGGTTATGAAATCTTTGGCTCAATATTGATTCATCATCTGAACCCCATCACTTATGAAGACCTGTTGAATCAGAGTCCATGCGTCTTCGATCCGGAGAATGTAATATGCACCAAGTTGAATACGCATAATGCTATTCACTATGGTGATGAGAGTTTGTTACTTCTCCCTCCAGTACAGCGCACACAAAATGATACATGCCCCTGGCGAAAATAATGAAAGGAGAAAATTTCAATGACAAAGGAAATCTATGAAAACTCTGTTCTTGATGATTCGGCTGAAGCCATCGAGGAACAGGAAACAGAGCTTTGCGAAGATGCGGCTCGGAATGTGATCGGTGTTGTTACTGATTGCCTGAAGCTGAACATTCGTGAAAAGCCGAGTAAGGATTCCAGAGTAGTAACGGTTGTGACATGCCTTGACGAATTGGAAATTGACATGGGCGATTCCAATGATGATTGGTACGCTGTCTGTACTGCTACCGGTATCGAAGGATTCTGCATGAAGAAATTTGTAGCCGTCAGGCAGTAAGGAGAAAACGATATGGACAGTATACTGACATCGATAAAAAAGCTGCTCGGAATTGCTGAAGAGTATGAGCACTTTGACCCGGACATCGTCATGTACATCAATTCGGCATTCTCGGTCTTGACGCAGCTCGGTGTTGGTCCTGAAGAAGGATTCCGTATCAAAGATGCAAGTAAGACCTGGTCTGAATTCCTGTACGATGATCCTCGTCTTGAATTTGTTAAAACCTTTATCTACCTGAAGGTGAGGCTGGCGTTCGACCCGCCGTTGAGTTCGGCAGTGATGGAAGCAATTAACCGGCAGATCAGCGAGCTTGAATGGCGAATCAATGTGACAGTCGACCCTGATTAAAAACGAGAGGAGGATTTCAAAATGGATAATACAGCACTTTCCCATCATGGCATCATTGGCATGAAATGGGGAGTCCGGCGCTATCAGAATAAAGATGGCACTCGTACCGCAGCCGGAAAGAAAAGAGAAAGTTCTTCTAAGTCTGATGCTCCTGCTCATGAGGACTATAGTAAAGCTCATAGCAGTAAGAGCGTTAAGTCTATGAGTGATGCAGAACTCCGTAACCGATTGAACCGTCTTCAGATGGAGAAACAGTACAGTCAGTTGTCCTCGACTGATGTGAATCGCGGAAAGGAATATGTATCGAAAACCCTGAAAGTCGCCGGTATAATTGCAACCGCTACTTCGACCGCCTTAACTATTTACAATAACTATGGCAAGATCAAAGAAATTGTAAACGGTATGGCTAAGAAGGCTGGCTAAGGAGGTACTTATGGCATTATCAAACACTGCCGTTCCCAAGTATTATGGCATGTTTCGTGATGCCGTAATTCGAGGGGAGATTCCGGTTTGTAAAGAGATCTCCATGGAGATGAACCGTATCGATGATCTCATCGCTAATCCGGGTGTGTACTATGATGACCAAGCTGTTGAGGGATGGATCGCTTATTGCGAGTCCGAACTTACTCTAACAGATGGCTCTGACCTTAGCCTATTGGATAGCTTCAAACTTTGGGGTGAACAGATCTTTGGTTGGTACTATTTTGTTGAGCGAAGCGTGTATCAGCCGAATCCAGATGGTCATGGTGGGCATTATGTTCGCAAGAATGTGAAAAAAAGGTTGATTAACAAGCAGTATTTGATCGTTGCACGAGGCGCTGCTAAGTCAATGTACGGCTCCACTCTGCAAGGTTATTTTCTGAATGTTGATACCTCTACTACTCATCAGATCACAACGGCCCCAACAATGAAGCAAGCGGAGGAGGTCATGTCCCCTCTTCGCACTGCTATCACTCGTTCGAGAGGACCGCTGTTTCAGTTCCTGACAGAAGGCTCTTTACAAAACACAACCGGTTCCAAAGCGAACCGCACAAAGTTAGCCTCTACAAAAAAGGGCGTTGAAAACTTCCTTACGGGTTCGCTTCTTGAGGTCAGGCCAATGAGCATCAATAAACTCCAGGGTCTACAAATCAAGGTCGCAACCGTTGATGAGTGGCTTTCCGGAGACATTCGAGAGGATGTTATCGGTGCAATTGAGCAGGGCGCATCCAAGGTGAACGACTACATCATTGTTGCAATCAGCTCGGAAGGTACGGTTCGTAACGGAAGCGGCGACACCATCAAAATGGAGTTGATGGACATCCTTAAAGGCGACTACATCAACCCCCACGTTTCGATTTGGTGGTACAAGCTTGATTCCATTGATGAAGTCGGAGACCCGGAAATGTGGCTCAAGGCTAATCCGAATCTCGGAAAAACTGTAAGTTATGAAACTTACCAGTTGGATGTGGAAAGAGCTGAAAAAGCCCCTGCTGCCCGAAACGATATTCTGGCAAAGAGATTTGGACTGCCTATGGAGGGTTACACCTATTACTTCACTTATGAAGAAACTCTTCCGCATCGAAAGAGGGACTTCTGGCAGATGCCCTGTTCGCTCGGTGCAGACTTATCGCAGGGCGATGACTTCTGTGCATTTACATTCTTGTTCCCTCTGCCAAACGGTTCTTTTGGTATCAAGACACGAAACTATATTACCTCTACAACTTTAATGAAGCTGCCTGCTGCTATGAGGATCAAGTACGATCAATTTATGGCGGAGGGCAGCTTAATTGTTTTAGAGGGTGCGGTCCTCAACATGATGGATGTATATGAAGACTTGGACAACCACATTCAGGAGTGCGGATACGATGTTCGGTGCCTTGGGTTCGACCCTTATAATGCAAAAGAATTTGTAGCGAGATGGGAATCTGAAAACGGTCCGTTTGGAATTGAGAAAGTTATTCAGGGAGCTAAAACCGAATCGGTTCCGCTTGGAGAGCTGAAAAAGCTTTCTGAAGAAAGAATGCTTATCTTTGATGAGGACCTCATGACCTTTGCTATGGGTAACTGCATTACCCTTGAAGATACAAACGGAAACCGTAAGCTTTTGAAGAAGCGATATGAGCAGAAAATCGATGCTGTTGCGGCAATGATGGATGCTTATATTGCTTATAAACTCAATCGAGATGCATTTGAATAAGGAGGTGGTCAAGTTGGATGAGATGTACCATCACGGTATTCTCGGTCAGAAATGGGGCGTTCGCCGTTTCCAGAACAAAGACGGAACTTTGACCGCCGCAGGTCAAAAGCGTTTGGAAAAGAAAGACGCAAAGTGGGCTCATAGAAATCACGACAAAATCGTATCTAAAGCCCGCAAAGATGTTTCCAAAGAACTCGATCAGTATGCCAATCAACTATTGAAAGATCCTTCTTCTGTGACATCGAAAGGTAAGATCAGTTCTTCGGCTATCAATTCCTATAATCGGAAAATGGCTGAGCTGATGAATGAGTCTGTTAAAAATGTTACCGCACCTTCGGGGCGTGTCGTTCAATTCGTTGCAAAACGAGGAGAAGTTGGCGTGCATATGGCTTTGGCCGACAGAGGCTATGATATGCAGCAGCTGAAGAATGGCATCTGGGCTTCCGGCCGGGTTGCCTACAAGAAGAAAAATGTTGATATGGTTTAAGGAGGTGATGATTCAAAATGGAGATGTCTTTTGGTTCCAGACTGAAACATGCTTGGAATGCATTTACCGGTAATATTCAAATGAACTACCGGGATTTAGGTATGGGGTATTCATATCGAGCTGACAGACCAAGAATGTCCAGAGGCAATGAAAGATCAATCGTTACATCGGTTTATAACCGAATTGCGCTTGATGTCGCGGCTCTGAATGTTCAGCATGTCCGTCTGGATGAAAATGGGCGTTTTCTTTCGGTCATCGATGACGGATTGAATAATTGCCTCACTTTGGAAGCGAATATCGATCAGACAGCACGATCGTTCATTCAGGATGTAGTGGTCTCTATGTTTGATGAAGGAAGCGTCGCAATTGTTCCGGTCGATACAACGACTGATCCTAATGTGTCCGGTTCGTATGACATTCAGTCTCTGCGTGTCGGACAGATTTTAGACTGGTATCCGCAGTATATTCGTGCCCGTGTGTACAATGAACAAACGGGCAGAAAAGAAGATATTGTGGTGCCGAAAAGTGCAGTGGCTATCATTGAGAACCCGCTGTACGCAGTTATCAATGAGCCAAATTCTACTATGCAGCGGCTCATTCGTAAACTTAACCTACTTGATGTCATTGATGAGCAAAGCGGATCTGGAAAACTCGATTTGATTATTCAGCTTCCTTATGTAATCAAGACAGAAGCAAGGCGTCAACAGGCCGAAAATCGGCGTAAAGATATAGAAAACCAGTTGTCAGGTTCAAAGTATGGTATTGCTTACACTGACGGTACTGAGCATATCACACAGTTGAATCGTTCCGTGAACAACAACCTGATGTCCCAGATTGAATACTTGACGAGTATGCTATACAGCCAGTTGGGAATCACTCAGAGCATTTTGGATGGAACCGCGGACGAGAAGACAATGCTGAACTATAACAACCGGACAATCGAGCCGATCATTTCCGCTATTGTTGATGAGATGAAACGAAAGTTTCTGACCAAAACTGCCCGATCACAACACCAGTCAATTTCATTCTTCAGAGACCCGTTCAAACTGGTTCCTGTCAATGATATTGCTGAAATTGCTGACAAGTTTACAAGAAATGAAATCATGACTTCGAATGAAATTCGTCAGGTAGTCGGTATGAAACCCTCTGAGGACCCGAGAGCAGATGAACTTAGAAATAAGAACCTGAGTGCGCCATCCGGTTCCGATCAGCAGTCGGAAGAAATGCCTATTACTGAAGTTAATTCAGCTGAAGAGTCAGCAAGTGATTTGGACGACAAAATCTCTAAGCAAAAATCGAAAAAGTAAGGAGGAATTTCAAAATGAGTAGACCTTTTTCGGTTGAGGCTTGTGATTTCAGCGGCTGGGCAACCCGAAACGACCTTAAGTGTTCCGATGGACGAGTGATTCGTCGGGACGCCTTTAAGAATAATGACGGCATTAAAGTCCCTCTGGTCTGGAATCATCAGCACAACAGTCCTCGTGATGTTCTTGGTCATGCATGGCTTGAGAACCGTGAGGAGGGTGTTTACACCTATGGCTTCCTCAATGACACCGCTGATGGTGAAATTGCGAAAGTCCTTATCAAGCATGGTGACATCTGTGCTCTGTCCATTTACGCCAATCAGCTTCAGCAGGCTGGCCCTGATGTACTGCATGGTTGCATTTGCGAAGTGAGTCTGGTGCATAAGGGTGCTAACCCCGGTGCATTTATCGATTCTATGTTGAAGCATGGCGAAATGTCCGACGATGAAGCTATCATCTATACCGGAATGCCTCTCTGTCTTTCTCATTCTGCGGAGTCTAAGGATGAACCGAAGGAAGAGGAAAAGAAGAAGGATTCCAAAGAGGACAAGCCTGCTGAAGACAAGGAAGAGAAGAAGGATGATGAGGAGACGATTGCTGATGTGATCGATTCCATGTCCGAGAAACAGCAGAATGTCATGTATGCACTTATTGCACAGGCTCTCGAAGGCGAACCCGAAAAGGAATCCAAGGATGATTCCGACAACAAATCTAAATCCAATAAGGAGGATAAAACAATGAAACACAATGTCTTTGACAACGATCAGCAGAAGAAGACCGAGGTTCTGTCTCATGCTGACCAGGCAAGCATCATTTCTATGGCTAAGTCCAACAGTGTCGGCAGTCTTCGTACTGCTATGGACATTTATGCAGAGCAGAATCCTGACAGCGTTCTGGCTCATGGTATCGACGGTATTGAAACCCTGTTCCCTGAGTACAAGGATGTCCGTCCGGGTGCTCCCGAACTGCTTACCACTGACCAGGGTTGGGTGAATGAGGTTCTGAAGAAGGTTCATAAGAGCCCTATTTCCCGTATCCGTACTCGTCAGGCTGACCTGCGTAACATTGAGGCTCTTCGCGCTAAGGGTTACAAGAAGGGTGCCCAGAAGGGTTATGTCGGCAACATTCAGCTGCTCCACAGAACGACTGATCCTCAGACCGTGTATGTAAAGAGTAAGCTTGACCGTGACGACATCATCGATATTCAGGACTTTGATGTTGTGCAGTATCTGTATGGCATTGACCGTATGGACCTGAACGAGGAACTGGCTACGGCTATCATGATCGGCGACGGTCGCGAGGTTGGTGCTGATGGTAAGATCGCTGAGGATAAGATCCGCCCGATCTGGCTGGATGACGAGCTGTATACCATTCATGCTGATGTCGACATTGCCGGCATGAAGACTACGCTCCAGGGCACCAATACTTCCGCCAATTTTGGCGAGAATTACATCTATGCGGAAGCTGTGATCCAGTCTCTGCTGTATGCTCGTGAGAAGTACAAGGGCTCCGGCACTCCCGATTTCTACTGCACGCCCCATCTGGTCAATGTCATGCTGCTTGCCCGTGACCTGAATGGTCGTCGCATTTATGACAAGGTCAGTGATCTGGCTGCTGCTCTGAATGTTGGTCAGATCATCACTGCCGAACAGTTCGAGGGCAAGACTCGTACTACCACGGACAGCAAGACCAAGAAGCTTCTGGGACTGATGGTCAACCTGGCTGATTACTCCCTTGGTGCTACCAAGGGTGGCGAAATCACTCACTTCACTGATTTCGATATCGACTTCAACCAGGAAAAGAGCCTGCTGGAGACTCGTTGCTCCGGCGCCAATACTCGCGTCATGTCCGCCATTGCTCTGGAAGAGGATGTCACTGCCACTATTGGCGGCTAAATTCAGCGAGGAGTGAAAATTCAAAATGGCTAAATTTTATGGAGTAATTGGCTACGCTGTAACAGAAGAGACTAAGCCGGGTGTTTGGACGGAGAAGATCGTTGAGCGTATGTACTATGGTGATTTAACCCGTAACACCCGTAGGCTTCAGTCTGCGGAACAACTCAACGACAACATCAATGTTGCGAATGAGATCAGTATCGTAGCCGATCCATTTGCCAATGAGAATTTTCATTCGATGAGGTATGTTGAGTTTATGGGTGCTAAATGGAAAGTTACAAGTGTTGAAGTTCAGTACCCAAGACTTATACTGGCTATAGGAGGTGTATACAATGGCGAGCAGGCTTGATCTGCAAACTTTTCTGGAAGAACTTTTGAAAAGTAAAAATGTGTATTTTCAACCTCCTGAGTCAGTGAAAATGAAATACCCCGCTATCGTTTATGCACTCGATGATATCGAAAACGTGCACGCCGATAACGGGGTTTATTCATCTCACAGACACTATTCCGTCACTGTCATTGACTCTGACCCGGATAGTGAACTTGTCGGTAAGGTGGTTTCTATACCTACCTGCCGATTTGAACGACATTATCCAAGCGAGAACCTGAATCACTGGAATTTCTCGCTCTATTTCTAATAAGGAGGAATATCTTTATGCCTAAAATTATTTGGGATAAAACTGGTGAGCGCCTGTACGAAACTGGCTGTGACCATGGCGTTCTCTATCCGATGCAGATCGGCGGCGTTTATAACAAGGGTGTTGCATGGAATGGTCTGACTGCCGTTACCGAGAGCCCTTCCGGTGCTGAGGCTTCCCCTATTTACGCCGACAACATCAAGTATGTGAACCTGGTTTCCAACGAGGAGTTCGGTGCCACTGTCGAGGCGTATATGTACCCCGATGAGTTTGCCGAGTGCGATGGCTCTGTCGAGATCATGCCCGGTATGTATGCCGGTCAGCAGTCCCGTAAGACTTTTGGTTTGTCGTATCGTACTATTCTGGGTAATGATACCGACCTGAACGATTATGGTTATAAGCTGCATCTGGTTTACGGCTGTCTGGCAGCGCCTTCCGAGAAAGGTTACAGCACCGTCAATGACAGTCCTGAGGCAGCTACTCTATCCTGGGAGATCAGCACCACGCCTGTCTCCATCAACAAGCTGGTCAATGGTAAGAAGCTGAAGCCGACTGCCACCCTGACCTTTGACTCCACTAAGTTTAGTGCCGAGTTCATGACTCAGCTGGAAGAGATCCTGTACGGTAAGGACCCGACCACCGATGGCGGTAACGATGGTGTTGAACCTCGTCTGCCTCTGCCTGATGAGATTATCGAACTGTTCGATAAGACTTTGAATCCGCAGGGCTAATCTGTAAAAATTATGGAGCCGTATTCAGGTAAGCTGGCGGCTCCAATTTTTTTAATTTGAAAGGAGAAAATTTCAATGACTAAGGAAACTATCACTTATACTGATCTGAATGGTGTTCAGAGAACTGAAGATTTTTACTTCGACCTGTCCAAGCCTGAAATCGTAAAGATGCAGGCGAGCGCCAAGGGCGGCTACGATGTTCAGCTCAAGAGTATCGCTGCCAGTCCGAATGGGGCTCTTATTATGGAGTTCTTCGAGAACTTTATTAAGACCGCCTATGGTGAGAAGAGCGATGACGGCAGACGCTTCATGAAGTCTGAGGAAATTTCCAGAGGCTTTATGGAAACTCCTGCTTATGAGGTGCTGTTCGAGAAGCTTGTCACCGATGCTGGTGCTGCATCCGAATTTGTCAACCGTGTGATGCGCGCCAACGGCAATAAGCAGGCTGCACCCATTGCATCCAATTAAAGAAAACTCGGAGGACTAAGGAATGCTGAAAATTACTGTTCCGGCTGCCGAGTTTTGGGATGAAATCCATGAGGAATTTGTCTACAAGAAGGAGCAGACTTTACAGTTGGAGCATTCCTTAGTCTCTCTTTCAAAATGGGAAAGCAAATGGAACAAGGCATTTCTCGGAAAACAAGAAAAAACCGATGAGGAAATTCTTGATTATGTACGATGTATGACCTTGACCCAAAATGTCGATCCCGAAGTATATACTCGGCTGTCTGCTGAAAACTACGCCGCTATCAATGCATATATCGAAGCGCCTATGACCGCTACTTGCCTTATTGAGGACAAGCAGGCCAGAGGACACAAAGAAACGGTTACATCGGAGCTTATTTACTACTGGATGATTTCTTATAACATCCCTGTAGAGTTCCAAAAATGGCATTTGAACAGACTGTTAACCCTTATACGGGTATGTAATGTCAAGAACTCACCGCCTAAGCGAAGAAGTAAGCGTGAAATGTGGAATCGGAATGCAGCCATTAACGCTGCCAATCGAAAACGCTTTGGTTCTAAGGGGTGATCGAATGAACAGACGATGCCGAAAATGCATGTTAAGGCGAGTTTGCCATAAGAAACAGCCTTATAATAACTGGCTTAAAACTTTTACCAAAAAAGCAGTAGCAATTATTCTGGTGGTTTCGCTGATTGATTTGCAACTGTCTTATGTACTTGCATTTATGGGGCAAGTACAAATTGCGGAATCGCTTTCCAGCACAATAGCGTCGACCGTTGTCGGGGTTATGCTTGGCTACTTCTTCAAAGCCCTTTTCGAAACATTCTTCGAAAAGCGTGAAGAACGACTCAAGCAGGAAAGCGAACCAGAAGAAAATACGAATTATGAGGAGGTTTAGTTATGCCTATCAGTTTTTTGACTACAGCACTGTTAATCGTATCCGTTATCACGAATCTGACAGTGGAGGGCATTAAGAAACTGCTTGACGGAACGAAGGTCAAGTATTCTTCTAATGTTCTTGCGGCAGTTCTGTCCGTCCTGATCGCCTGTGCTGTTAGCGTGATTTACCTTATCATGACCGACACGGTCTTTACTATGAAGATTGGGGTTGAGATCGTCGTTCTGATGTATCTGGGCTTCCTGATCTCTACGGTCGGTTATGACAAGGTCATTCAGATGCTGAAACAGATTCAGAGCGTGAAGGAGGAAACGAAAAATGAGTAACAGCCCTTTGGTATCCTATACCAAGTTAAGTCCTAATCATTCCGGGCAGAGAACCCATGCAGTCGATCGTATCACACCTCATTGCGTAGTCGGTCAGTGCTCTGTAGAAACTCTGGGTAATATTTTTGCTCCGACTTCCCGACAGGCTTCCTGTCAGTATGGTATCGGCGTGGATGGTAGAGTGGGTATGTATGTGGAAGAAAAGAACCGTTCCTGGTGTTCTTCCTCTAATGCAAATGACCAGCGTGCGATCACAATCGAGTGTGCCAGCGATGCCACACATCCTTATGCATTCAACGATACTGTATATGCGAAACTGATCGAGCTTTGCATAGACATTTGCAAGCGTTACGGAAAAACCAAGCTGCTCTGGTTCGGCGATAAGACTAAGACTCTGAACTACGAGCCGGCTTCCAATGAAATGGTTCTGACCGTACATCGTTGGTTTGCCAACAAGAGTTGCCCTGGTGATTGGATGTATGCTCGAATGGGAGATCTTGCATCCAAAGTTACGGCTAAGCTTGGGGGCTCTGCTGGCGGAACTGAGAAGCCTGCCGATAATCAGGCACTTTATCGAGTGCAGACAGGAGCCTTTAGCAATAAGACGAATGCAGATGCAATGCTTCAGAAGGTGAAAGCTGCTGGTTTTGATACTTACATGGTTAAGGTCGATAATCTTTACAAGATTCAGGTCGGCGCATTCAGTAAGAAAGCAAATGCTGACGCTATGGCTGCAAAGCTGAAAGCTGCTGGTTTTGACACCTATATAACAACCAAAAGTGGGACGGCAGTCTCTGCATCTTCTGCGAAGAAAAGCACTGACCAGATCGCCCGTGAAGTAATTCAGGGTCTGTGGGGTAACGGTGCGGACAGGACTAATCGTCTGAAGGCGGCTGGTTACGATCCTTCCGTAATACAGAATCGGGTTAATCAGCTTCTTAAATAAGGAGGTCCGTGAATGATAAGGTTCAGTCACAAGGGAGACTTCTCTAAGGTTACACGCTTTTTGGAGAGGGCAAAAGAAGTTGTCCATCTCGGAGACCTCGACAAGTATGGCCGAGAAGGGGTCGCTGCTCTTGCGTCTGCAACGCCTGTCGATTCCGGTTTGACCGCCAGTTCATGGTATTACGAGATCGTAAACCGAAATGGATCTGCAAAGATCACATTTTACAACTCAAATATTCAAAATGGGGTTCCAATTGCGATCATTCTGCAATATGGTCACGGGACTCGCAACGGAGGCTGGGTACAGGGTCGAGATTACATCAATCCTGCTATCCAGCCTATTTTCGATAAAATTGCAAATGAAGCATGGAAGGAGGTTACGAAGCTATGAGTAAAACAATCGACGAAAGAGTCGTAGAAATGCGGTTTGACAATAAGCAGTTTGAGAGCAATGTTCAAACCAGTTTGTCCACCATTGAAAAATTAAAGAAAAGTTTGGATATGGACGGCGCTACAAAAGGTCTTGAAAGCATTGACAGTGCTGCTAAGAAAGTCGATATGTCGGGGCTTGGCTCTGCGGTTGAAACAGTAAAGACTCGATTCTCGGCATTGGAGATCATGGCTGTAACCGCCCTTGCAAACATCACCAACTCGGTTGTAAATACCGGCAAACAGATGCTCCACTCCTTGACAATTGAACCTATCAGTCAGGGTTTTGAGGAATACGAGCTGAAGATGGGGTCGATTCAGACCATCATGATGAGTACCGGTGCCTCTCTTGAAGAAGTTAATAAGTACCTCCAGGAATTGAATACATACTCGGATAAGACTATTTACTCTTTCCAGGATATGACCTCCAATATTGGTAAATTTACCAACGCGGGTGTCGGTCTTGAGGATGCAGTAATGGCTATTCAGGGTGTGTCGAATGTTGCTGCCGTTTCCGGAGCCAATGCAAATGAGGCATCCCGTGCCATGTACAACTTTGCGCAGGCTTTGTCCGCCGGTTATGTCAAGTTAATCGACTGGAAATCTATCGAGAATGCTAACATGGCAACTGTTGAATTTAAGACACAGCTTCTTGAATCGGCTGTTGCCTGCGGCACCTTGACTAAAACTGCTGATGGTATGTATAAGACGGTCAAGGGTAATGTCATTGATGCTACACATGGGTTCAATGATTCTTTGCAGGATCAGTGGATGACCACGGAAGCTCTGGTCGGCACTCTTCGTAATTATGCGGATGAAACGACTGAAATCGGTGCTAAAGCATTCGCTGCTGCACAGGATGTTAAGACATTCACTCAGTTGATGGACACTCTCAAGGAAGCTGTAGGTTCAGGATGGGCGAACACATGGGAAATTCTGTTCGGTGATTTTGAGGAAGCCAAAGAGCTTTGGACTGGACTCAGTCAGGTTATCGGTGGATTTATCGATGCCCAAGCAGATGCTCGCAATGAGATGTTGCAAGGGTGGAAAGATCTTGGCGGAAGAACCAAACTGATCGAAGCACTTAAAAATGCTTTTGAAGGCGTTCAGAGTGTTATCAAACCGATCTATGAAGCATTCCGTGAGATATTTCCTCCTACCACAGCCAAGCAGCTTTATGATATCACTGAAAATCTGCGAAAATTCACAGCGAATTTGAAACTCAGTGATACTGCTTCGGCAAATTTGAAGTCCACTTTCAAGGGTTTGTTTGCGATCTTGGATATCGTTAAGCAAGCCTTTTCTGCTATATTTACAGCAATCAAACCGTTGTTCGGCGGGCTTGGAACACTCGGAGATGGAATTCTTGGTTTCACTGGCGGTGTTGGTGATGCTATCGTGGCATTTGATGAGTTTATCAAAACCAGCGGAGCATTCCAGAAAGTCGGTGAGGGTATTGCTACGGTCATTCAGACAATTATGACCGCTTTATCGACGCTGAAGAATAAGATCAAAGAGAAATTCGAATCTGTCAATTTTGAAGTGTTTCATTCTCTGCTTGAGCGAATTCATGAGAGAATGGCGCAGGTCGGAGAAGCAGCCGGTGAGATGAAATCCGG